TGGGTCATAATCTAGATTGAGTCTCGAGTCTGCTATCTGGGCCAGATCATTCTGCAGAAGTTGGCGCTGATCTAGGTTAAGAACAGAACCTCTGAGAGTATCTTCGCGCGTGAGGTCGAAGTGGGTGAAAGTTCCAATGCCAATCTTAGCCATTTATAGTTCCTCCAGTAGATCCCTGAACTCCTGGTGCCGGAGAAGTTTCTCCCTGCTGGCCCGCCGGCGCCCCTGGGGTATATCCGTACTGCTGAGGCAGAGGTTGAGGAGTGGAGAACTGAGTACCTTTCTCAACTGCTAACTGTGCCATCTGTTGCCACTGTCCCATAGCTTGCTCATAGGCTTGCTGCTGAGGAGATTTCTCGAACTGTGTAAGATCTGCATTACGAGTTTTCATTAGATAAGAGAACATCGGTCCTAGATTATAGGCAGCTCCTAACTGTGGGGAGGACCCTAGAGTCTGTATTGCCATCGTGAAATCATCTCCGGAGATCTGTTTATCTGTAGGAGTTAGGCCATCGGTAACTTTGAAGACAGCTGAGGACTTCCGCAAGGCCACTGGATCAATCTCAACCTGCTTGGCAGCTGTTGGAGAGTAGATAGAAACTCCTGCCTGATATTGCATGATATTGAGTTTCAAGATCTGTTTCAACGGTGTAAATACCTGGGCCTCTAGGAGCATAGATGTCATCTGATCCCTGCCATTAGCATTGGACATAACATTCTGATACTCATGCTGTGTCTTGTTACCTTTGACAAACTGTCCTTGTTTCGCTTGGTTCTGTCCATTCACAGAGTTCGCCATCTGTAGCATCTGAGGCAACTCCTGGAAGGCTACGGCAGATTGGTCATCTCGGAATGGGAAAGCATATACTGCTTCTGAGACAGGTTTACCATAGGCTGCTGGCCGCACTGGGATCTTAGCTGATGGATTCTCAGAGTTCAGGTGGGACTCTGATACACGAGATGGGTCAAAAAGTGTACGATCACTAATAGCGCGGCGGCGAGCAGCCATTGCAGAGTTAACAAGAGCTGACGAGATATCCTGGAAAGGTTTAGCATTGTCAGCAAGAGACTTTGTTTGAAACCCGAGACCATCTTCGTTAGCTTGGCCAAATAGGACAGGAAGAAATCCATGAGCATTTGTTTGCCTTTCTGCGTAGATCAGAACTTGGTGATTAACGATGATAAACTTCCACACTTGGGGAGTATTGGCCGAAGGAACTCGCAGGGAGAAGTCTGCAGGGATGATTCGCGCGTAGAGAGTTGTTACCTCATAGAGGTTTTTATAAGAGATCTCTCCTGGTGGGCGCGTGAGCATACCTGCCCAGCTCATCCAGTCAGTAGTGCGCTTTGGATCAATCTGCATTAGGGCAGAAGGATTGATCTGAGGAATATAGTAGGATTCAATACCTCCAGTTCCAGAGCCACCTTGGGTTCCCATGCCAGATTCGAATGCAGCTTTCACATTCGATATCATCTTATCTGGTAGCTCATTGATGAACTTCTTGAGGTGGATTCGGCTCATGAGAGTTGTATTACCTACGAACTCACCATTCTTGTAGATCTCAGTTGGCTTGTACCGAGTATCGAAGAATGTGTTATACAGATCCCACCGTTTGATGCAATTACCTTCCCAGATAACTTGCTTGGGCTTGCCTTCTTTGCCTACCATGAACCCCAGATCAGTTTCTACCGCCTGAGTTACTTCCCGCTCCCAAGAGACTTCGATGGCTCCTAGGTTATATTTGAACAGGTCTCGGAAGAAGATCTGGAGCTGCTGAGTCCAGCCGCCGCGAGTGGAATTCTCTTCAATCACTGCTTGGTACTGCAGAGCTGTATCTTCCTCAGAAGGGGGAGCTACGAAACCGAAGATAGGGAGACCTGTGAGGAACACAGAGGATTGGTAGGTGACAGCAGCTTCAACCTGCGGCATCACCACAGGAACTGTCACATTCTGGAACTTAGTTGGGTCACCGTAACGATTGGCGAGTTTGGCCCTCCAACCTTCTTGAGTCCAATCATTCTCTCGGATGTAAGAGAGATCTCGCTGGCGCATCTGTTCGCGTAAGTTCCACTGCTGATTCAACATAGAATAGCACTGTTTGTGGAACTGGATAAGAGCATCCTGAGATTTCTCAGGGATGATGATTGGGGTAGATGAACTCATTTTGTCTTGGCTCCAAACTTGTTAGAGTATGCTTTGTTCAGTTGGTTTAGAAGTTGGAGATTGGCATTGTAATCTAGGTGCGCTTTGAAGGCCGCCCCAAGAGTCTTGGCAGTTTCCGGGTCTGGAGCTTCTCCAGTCTCCTTAACTTTAGTTAGTTGTGCTGCAATCTCTTTCAGAATATCTGGGGAGGTAGGATCTAGGCCTGCCCCGATAGCGGTGGAGTCTGTGGCAGTTGTGGCAGAAGAAGATCCTGTCAGTCGTTTGAATAGATCTACTAGGCCAGGAGTTTCCAGGGAGGCAGGGTTTGGGGTTGGTGGCATTGTTTGGCTCCTAGAATGGTGAGGTTTCTAACTCAGAATGCACTCGGATGTTGGAGAATTCCTGCTCCTCAATGGTTGTTCCAGCAAGAAGAAGATTCCCGTACATCTCTATAACTTTCGGGGCATATGTGAGACAATCGAGTAAACCGTCTGTGTTGTCTCGTTTCAGAGGATTAAACTGGGAGATCTGTAGGTTTACTTGGGCTTTGCAATCTGGGTGCACATAGATCTCTCCAGCTAACAGTTGTTTGAACATATTGAGAATCCGGGAATTCTTGGAATATGTTCCCGAGTAAACTTCCACAGCCTCAATACCAATGATTCCTCGCTGGAGACAGATGAATTCGAACCAATATTTAAGAGTATATTGGTAGGCATTCGCTTCGATTGCAATCACTCGGCAGTTCTTAGATAGTGCTATCTTAAGGGATTCTGCAATCGTATCACCTGGGGATAGTCTACCTTCCACTATTAACTTACATACAGGGTAGGCATTGTGGATTTCGAAGTAGGCTATGGAAACTGCATCAGCTCCAACTTTGTCAGTTGCAGGGTCGATGATGATGAAGTTTCCGAAGTGTAGATCATCCGGGGCGAATGGGTATTCTGGGAGTTTGTTTAGATCTACTAGGTTGTTAACTGATGCATTCTCATCATTCAAGACTTCGGCAAAGAATACTTCCGGCCGCCCCATTGCCAGATCATTCTCATATTCTTTTAGCAACTGGGTGATCGGCTGGAGCTCTTCCCAGAGAGATGATCCATCGGATAGAATCCCGCCTGCAATGAACTTAGTCCAAGTAGGGTTGTGCTTGAGTTTCCTGAGCAGGGAATGTTTGGTTGGATACATGTTGGCAATGAAGATGAAGAGACACCCGTGAGGGCTCTTTGCTTTCATCGCTGTACCTACCATCCAGGTCTCGAGTTTGGCAGAGACAGTTTCGGAGTCAGCATCTTCACGAGTTTGTATGTCATCGAAGATCATCACATCCGGGCGCTCGTTTTCGAGAGTTATACCCCGAATATCAGATTCGGCACCTGCCCCCATGATAATGACATTCCTACCTCGGAATCCGAATCTTTTCAGGTCTTGTCTATCTGTCTCGGCTCCTAGTTTCCAGTCTCCAAATACTTTCTTTACATTCGACTCTCCTAGCATCGACATGATATCGGAGATGATATTATTTGCCTTAGTTTGGGTACCACAGATTATCAGGATGAACTTCTTCTTGGTGAACAGTACACAGTAGAGGATGAAGATCTTGATAAGCATGGTTTTGCCAAAACCGCGCGGGAGGCCGATGGCAAGTTGGGAGAAGTCTCTGGCTCTGGAGACATAAGATAGTAGCCAGTCCCAGATAGATTTGAAGACTGGAGGAAATAGATAGCGGAAAACTACTGGCATGGCTAGAGCTGCCAGGAAGTCTAGAGATTCCTTAGCAAGCTGCTCGACTTGGTCAGATTGGAAGGTAGTCTCTTGGACTGGAGATGGTTCCTCGACTGGGGCCGGTTCCAGGCCCAAGGTGGCAGCGGTTATCTGAGCCATTATTTAGCTTTCTTAGCAAGAATCAGTTGAATACGCAGGAGATGTTCTCTGGCAGCCAGCTTATTGCGAGCAGCAAGTTCTGATTTCTTAACTATTTGGGAGAGCAAGAGAGCCTCCTGGGGCGAGTGTACTAGGGACATTTTGTGCTCCTTTCGTGAGTGCAAGTAACTTATCCATTGATGCAGATTGTACAGTAACCAAGTCCTGAGTGCCAGCTTTGATTACTTGGTTATTTATGTTTGTTGTGAATGTTTGTAGGATTTGTGTAGGCATAAGAAGCTGTACGACAGTTTGTTGGGAGATGATAGATTCTGGGGCGGAAGATCCTCGCCGCTTGGCCGCGTTGATAACTTGGATCGCTTTTAGAACTTCCATCGGCCGCATCATGTACGGCATTAGATCTTTTAGTTTCTCAATCAGAGAATCTTCCATGGAGTCGTAGGCAGAATCTCTCGTGTTGTGTTTGGCAAGGTTTTCGTATCTACCCTCTGCAACTTTCGCAGAGAATTCGGGGTCGGATAGGAGCTGGGAGATTCTCGAGGTGGAGACTCCAACTGCGGCTGCGACAACTTCCGGGCCTAGCCCTTGGGAAAGAAGACT